ATCAGAGCCAGGTCTAACTTCGTCATTCTGTCAAACCAATTCCTGGTGAGTTTCCAGTCTCCCTGGCTCTCGATCGTAATCATGATTCTCCTAGGTCAGGCCTTCAACTTAGCGAATGCCTCAGCATTGGGAACGGCCCAGCCGACAATGGTGACACCAGCGGCCTTCGCTGCGACGGTTGCCGAGGCTTGCTCGTCCTTATTGGCGACAAGAACCCAGACACCCTCGGGGAAAGCGGACTTTGCGGCCGACCACGCATTTGCTCCAGTGCTTGCGGGGAGAACACCGAGCTGGGCGTCCTTAACTGCGGAAATCTGCCAGTCTGCAGCACCATCAGTGTTATCCGAGACACGCTTAAGACCGGCGTAGTCGGTCTTCATGATCTCCCGGAGCTTATTCTGGCCACGGTAGTGAATCGCGAAGTATAGCTTACCGGTACGCTTCAGCAGGATCGGGAGGAGCTTGCCGTCGGAAGAACGGTACCACTGAGCCGAGCTGTCCACGATACCATTGCGGACGTTCGGGAGTACCGCGATGTTCTGGGCTTCGAGAGTATCCAGCGCCTCGATCATACCAGCGGTATTCACACCCGCATTTCGAATTGTATCGAGCCCGTACTGACTGAACTCCTTGCCTGACGCATAGTCCTTGGGGATGGCTACTGCAGAGTTATTCGCATCGGCTGTAGACTGAATCGGGAGTGCAACCTGATCCGGCTTGAGGGCAGCCACAGCCTTGATGTCGTCGAGGCTGTACGCGATTCGGTTCTCAGTGCCCCATCCACCAGGAAGCCAGGCCATGATCGGGAGACCAGCTGGCTTAGGCTGAGGCGGTGGAGGAACCGGCGTACCACCCGGATTAGGTCCAGGCGTAGGCGTCACTACCTTAGTGGCAGGAAACACCGGGCCCTTAGACTGAGCCCAGCCCTCAATAGCCTTGTATCCCTCAGAGATACGGATAGCCAGCGCCGAACCAAATGCGGTAGAACCAGCCTTGGTGGGGTGCGTGTCATCCGACATAAGCAGAATATCGCGAGTTCCGTCATTCTGCTTGTTAGCCTCATTACCGGTACCAGACAGTACGTCCGAGACCTGAACGGTGGGGGCCCCAGGAGTAAGAGGAGTCTCGCCAGAGCCAGCAGTCCAGGCCTTAGTAACTCGGTAAGCAACACCGCCGTAGACAACGACATCGCCCTCGGCATTATCTCGACCCTCGCGGAAGGGTACGGCCTGCTTGTCGGCGATACCCAGCCAGTCGATGAAGACGACACCGTTAGTCACACCACCGGCAGCCTCGACACCGGCCTTTTGGGCCTTTACGTTGACGTGGGCATCACGAGACTGGAGACGGCTCACGGAGGAGGGCTCTGGCCCAACCATGATGATCGGAACGTTGGGGAGCTTAGTACGAACCTTCGTGACGAAGTTCCGAACAGCCTCTGTGATCTTAGAGCCGTTCGTGTCGCCGTTCTCCACAACCTTGTCGCTGTTAAGAGACCCAACAGTGACAATCAGGTTAGGAATGGATGCACAGACAGCATTGACTCGAGAGTCGACCTCGAAGCTGAGGTTCCCCTCCTTAGAGTGGGCGAACCCACTGCCATCAACTGCGCTTACCATCGGAACACATCCGAGAAGTCGAGAAGCAGCGGCAGGAAGGTTGAATCCGGGACCCATCATGGCCTCAGTAGACCATGAATCCCCGAAGAAACCAACTGTCGGAACAACTCTGCCCGGCTGAAGCGGGAGAGAGCCAAGAACGGTAGATAGACCGGCGCTACCGCCACTACCTCCAGACAGAAGTGGAAGCGGACGGGACGCAGGTCCAAAGAAGATGTCTGGAGCAATCTTTCGAACCGGTGCTGCCGACACAATGTCGATTGTCTCGCCCTGGACAAGAGAGATATGCTTGGTCGAGACTCCAGCGGGAGTCTTGATCTCGACAGTGTGAGTCCAATTTCCACCGGGGTTAACGCCCGCGCCAGGAGCAAGGATCTCGACTCGGATGGATCCGGCCTGATCGGTGGTGATGAGGTACTCACGCATAGAGACCTCGGTACCGTTGAGCGTCGCGGTGGCCCCGTCAACATCTGGGGTGATCCGGACAGTAGCCTTGCCGTTCTCGCCGCCGGGAATAGTACCAGTAACTGTACAGTATGGTGCTGCCATTTTGAGCCTCCTACGGCTGTTCGGCCCTGTCGAGCAGGGCGTTTACCTTGGTGTTTGTCTCGGCGCCGTAGACGCCATCGACCTCTGCGCCGACTGCAGCCTGGACGGCCTCGACGGTTGCGTCGTGAGCCTCCTCAGAGGCGTCACCCCAAATCCCATCCTGCTCAGTACCGACCACGGACTGCGTGAAGGCCACGCCGAAGGGGAAGGTCTTCCCGCCCCACTCGGAAGCCGCGGCAAGAGCGTAGCAGCGAGACCGAGTGTTCGGCCCGGCGACATTGTCGGGGGTCGCCCGGACTGCACGCTGCAGCGCACGGATGTCAGCAGGGCCAGCGGGAGCAGTATTGCTCGGAGAGTCAGTATACGCAGGCCGGATCACATACGCGATCGACTGATTGCGGACACGCCGCCAAACACCGTTCCCAGCAGACTGAGAGCCGTAGCTGCCAGACGAGGTGTTGCCCTCGATCGTCTGGAGCGTACCGCCGCCAAGGTTCTTCTCGACGAAGCCCACGTGGTCCGTGCCGCCGCCGTCCCAGTCGTAGATGACGACATCGCCCGGTCGGGCGTCGTAAACTGATACGAAGTAAGCGTCAGGGTGCTGGCGGACCTTGTTGACGGTGTAGTCAGTGTTAAAGGAGAATCCTCCAATAGCGTTAATCTGCCCGCACTCGTCCAGACACATGCTGACGAAGAGCATGCACCACCAAACAGAGTCGGACGGTCCAGCAAGCCACTGCTGACCAGTT